CATCGTTCTCAAATGCACCTGCCGCTGCTGTGGTCAGGTTAGTACCACCCGTGACAACCATTGGCGCGACAGTCGCCGTACCCGCCGCTGCCGTAACGTAAGACGACGTAGAAGACGCAACACCTGCGCCGAGAAACGTAAATCTACCGGTAGACGGGGTTGTAGCACCAACAGACAAGTTATTAAGCGTAGATGCTGCTGTCGGGTTAATCGTCAAAGCGCCTGTAGGACTGATCGCCACTGTACTCGCAGGGCTAATCGTTACCGTGCCCGTGCCGGTAGGGCTGATCGTGACGTTTGCGCTAGCGGGGGATAATGTGACGGTACTGGAAGCCGTTAGGGTCGTGAACGCACCTGCACCACCCGATACCGTAGTCTGATACGGCTTGCCCGTCGCATCGAAGTATTGGAAGTTGCCGCTGTCTGCCATCTCCACCGATTCGCTAGGAGCAAGTGTTGCGGAGAAGAGCGTAATAGGGTTCGTACCATCCGTGTGCGTGATGGTGATCAAGTTAGATACGGTAGCGCTACTGTTGAAGACCGAAATCTTCTTGACGTTACGCTGCGTACTCGCCGCAGGGGCTGCGACAATAGTGGTTGTAGTCGCTGTCGTAATTGAAGGCGTGTCTGTACGCCCCGGCGTAATCGTACCGGATGCGTTGTCCACCCATGAGGTGTGGACAAGTACCGTCCCAGCCGATCCGGTTGTGATGGTGACAAGATCCGACGTGCTAGTCAGTAACAGCATGGCTTAACTCCAAACACAACAGAAGTAGGGGCAGCATAATGCTGCCCCCACCAGATCGACAATCGCCGATTACAGTTCGGCAAACTGGATACGACCCGAAACGTTCGGAGACGTACCCGCCGCAATCGACACGAGGCTGATCGCGCCAGAGTACTGCGACGTGCTAACAACACCCGTACCCGGAACAACAATCGCGTTGCTCAAGTTCGGGTTCGCACGCCAGAAGTAACGCTGACCGTTTACGTTCAAACCAATAACGTGCAAGGGAGAGTTGGTGTTGAACGCACTGACACCACTGAATCCACCGGGGAACGTGGAACCCGCAGCAAAAGCGCCGTTGGTCACCGTGCATTGCGCCGCCGGAGACAACGAAGCCGCCGTGCCGCCGGTACCCGTCAACTGGTCAACGTTCTGCGGAATCGACGTAGTAGACGCCGTGAAGGTGCTGCTCGCCGCACCTGTCGGAGCAAGCAGACGATACAAACCCAATTCCGTGTAGTTGGAACTGTTGGCAGCGCCTTCAATGTCGATTTCAAGAATCAGAAGCGAACGGCCCGTGGACGTGGTGGACGAACCCGCCGCGTTGGTGAAGAGCGTGATCAAAGGCACACCGGTAGACGGGGCGATTGCACGAAAGCCTACGTTGTAAATTTGCATGGTCTATTGCTCCTTAAGCAATCTGAATGATAGAGGATCCGGTACCCGCCGTCGGGAATTGAATCTGAAAAGTTCCATTAGTCACAGTTTTAGTGCTGCCAAAGTTCAACACACCCACAGCAGCATTACTGTTAGAAGTGTTATAGATCAGCGCTCCGTCAGCACTAAACGAAGCGTTCGTCCACGTTACATTCGCGAAACTGATGTACGCGGTGGTAGTGGGTGTACCTAAACTCGACGGGGTCACACTGATATTCAACTGCTGCCCCATAGCGGTATATCCCGTACCAGAAATCTCTCCCGATGCCGTATACGCCGTCGTGGTGGCATCCAATGACGCACCGCCTATGATGGAGTACAACGCGATGAAGAAAATGTCTTGGGTGTACCGTGAAGCAGCGGGAAGCGAAGTCGTTGTCGCAAAGTTATGCCCCGCGCACATCAACTGCACTTTGAATGAAGTGGTCAAAGTTTGAACGATGCCGGTCATCAGGGTTTCCTCGCCAACTCAAAGTAATAGACAAGCCGCGCCCGAATGGCTTCGCGATACAGATTAACGCCGTCTTTGATCGTAGGAAGCGCGTCATCACTTGCCGTAATGATGTCGTTCAACGCCATCTCAGCAAGATCTTCAGCCGTGTGAAAATAGTTGTCCGCCGTGGTGACTTTCACATTGCCCAATGCGGCTTCAATCTCATTAATCATGTCGGGTTAATCCGAATCTGACCACTACGATACGTATCACGGCGACCCTTGCCTTCAGCAAGATCCTTGAGCAACTGAATGCCTTCCTGATACTTCTGTTCGTAGTACTGCACCATGTCTTGTTCGCCCTTCATGTAGAGGTACGCTTCGCGAAGCGTACCGTACAAAAGGACGTTGGACGCATTAGTACCGACCCACGAATTACTTGCCGTCACAATACTGGGCGGGTAGTAATAGTAATGCAGTTCGACAGTGTACGTCTGATCTGGCGTTGGACCTAGAATAAACGACACGGTATCGAACTGCGCGTAATGAGTCGGTTGTCCAATAGACGTAGGCGTAGGGAAAGACTGCCGAATGAACTCCACGTCTTTGTTCAACATGAAGGACTGTGCGGCAGTTATAGGATCAATCACCGACATTGCAAACGGCGCAAGGTAATCAGCGGGAAGCCCAAGGTAAGGGATCCCCGTCGTGACACTGCCCGTGACGCTCTTACGCAAAGCCGGAATCTGGACCGTATTGTAGATACGTTCCTCGGCTTCCTCGACAAACGTCGGGATGTTGAATACGAACGAGGGTTCGGTGTTCTGCGTGTAATCCTGCACCATCTGCCAGAGATTATTGTTCGTACCGTACGTGCCCGCCGTATAGGAGATAGCCATTAGCCGTTCTCAACCTGCTTACGCGGCTTGGTACGCGGAGCCTTACGATCTTGATCGTCTTCGTAAAAACGCTTACCACGCTGCGTGTTTTTGCAGCCGCGAATCTCCATCCGCTCTTTCTTATCGCCATTGAGCGGACGAATCCAACGACCGTAGGTCTTGGTACCGGTCATGTCCACCTCATCAACAGGGTATCCCTGCTGACCGGCGCGACCCGTACGCGGATTCGGCTCCGGTTGCTTGTACTTCCCGATGGGATCTTCATCCCATCCGAAGAATTTGAAATCCTGCCATTTGTTAGTCATTACCGCCCCCGACCGCCGGAATGTTTGTGCAGACCCTTACCTTTGGCTTGATTCATCGCACGGGCAAGATTACGACCATGTTTTTTCATGGCCTCACCCGTTACGCCTTCAATATTTTTGGGGCCGTGCCCACTGTGCTTTTTCATGGTATCACCTTAAGTAATTTGTACAACGATAGTGAGTGGATCGCTCACAGGGCCGGGACCAGTATGCGCCGCAGTCAATGCGGTAATCTGATACTCAATGACTTCCAGTCCGTTATACGGAACAGACGTAGTAATTGTCGTGGCCCCATATGACTCGAAAGGGGCTATGTTGATGCCGTAGTTGATCACCGCTTCAGGATGCACTGCGGGGGCAGACCAATTCAATGTGATAGCGACTATCTGCTGCCCCGGATTATATGGATCGGGATATGGAGTACCAACGGAGTACCACCCATTCTGTGGAGCCGACGGTCTATTACACAGGGTACTCTGGTATTCGGGAACTAGATTGAAAACGTACGGAACGCCGTCTCCTCCCGCTGAATCCATCGGATAGATGGAGACGTTCTGAGGAATAGTCAGATTAAGCGCGTATAGAATTATTTGTGTTCCAGTAACCAACGTTGACGTATTAGCGTTAACGAGATACTGCGTAACCGGTCCGTTTACGCCCATATCGGACGGAGGACTCCATCCCAATAGAACGTCTACAACATAATTGATTCCATCTGGCGCATAAGGTGTACCCGTCGTATACCAAACGGATGTCGGAGACGTAGGTGCATCGTAAGCCTCATATCCCGGCACCTGCGCAGATGCGCCAGATAGAGTCAGAGTAATACTTGGCTGTCCATCACCGTTGTACGCAACCAAACTCAATGTGTTGTAACTGTACCCATAAGACTGAAACACCATACCGGGAACAAAACCTGTTATAAGTTGCGCAACTCCCAACTGATTATTCACATTGGTGAAGAAATACGTAACCGGCACTTGCGACCCCACCGTACCGACCGGATGTAACGTAAACGGAACCCCATCTATAGTCAGAACGTAATACTCAACCGTAGGATCCGGAGACAGTTGAAACCCAACCAGTGGGTTGCCCATGTAAACGCCATAGGCATCCAAAATAGGATTGGCTAAAGATCCATTGTCCGCACCAAACAAGAAATTGGATGGTGGCGTGACGTAAATAGATATCGGATTTACCGTACCGATACTCGCTGTAGCCGACAAATCGTTCGTGATATCGGGGAGTTGCAGGGGGTTACTATTGCCCACCGGATTCCATCCCCACTGAATGACACGACTGCCGCCGTCGCCACCGATCAATGGCCCAGCGGTGTAATAACTCACGTCAGGACGCGGCTCGCGCACCGCTTGCGGATCGTTCACGGGATACAGACCCAACTGCAATTGCGGTTGATCCGGATCCCAACACGACGGACAGACCTTAATGCTGACGTTTTTGGTCTTGATGACAAGATTCTTGAGGTCCGTCAACTTGTAACGGAACCCACAGCGGTCGCATTCCGCTATAGAGAATTTGCCAGATGAAAACCGATTCGGCATGGTTATCTCAGGAATGTTTCCCGTGGAACAAACCGAACTGCCGCCTTCTCGCGATCTTCATCCGCTGCTCGCTGCCAATCTTCCTCATACATCTCTTTGAGCATCACCGTACGCTCCATCGCGCCGGGAATCTTCAAAGAGAGCATATAGGCCAAGCCCGACATCATCGCGGGCCAGAACCGAAACGACATATCCTGAATGTTAATACCAGTGCCCGCATCCTGAATACGACGTAGGCGCGTCGCCACGAACGTGTACTGCGTGGACGTATCCGGCGTAGGCCACACCGTGATCGTAGGCTGATACGTGGTCATGCTACCCGCTGCGTCCGTCTGACCGCTCAACCGATTGATCCAGACCTGAATTGGACGCCCCGTAGCATTCTTGTTCGGAATCATCAGGTAGGTCGAACTGGAAATGCGTGTGATGTTGATGTCCTGCTGCGTCGTGCCAGATCCTGTACGGATCACATGATCAAGCAAGTCCACCGTATCGGACGGGAGGTAATACGTCGCCACACCGGGGAGCAGCGCCTGTTGATACGACAGATCCATCGTCCACAGATTGATGCCACGGTTGGCCCAGTCCATGAACAGCAGATTGAGGCTACGTGCTGCGGTACGGAAATCATAGCCCGAACGAATCTCAGCGCCACAACGCTCAAACGCTTCTTCTACAACCTCGTTGAGTACGGGGTTGAAGTTGGTCGTACCGGAAAGGACTGGAGCCGTCATTTAGCACTTCCACGCCCGTAGGCTTTTGTTGATCCGACTGTTCGGATCGTTTGCCGTCTTCTTGCTCGTCAGTTTACGCTTCATACCTTTCATACGCGCACAAAACGAATCCCGACGAGGACCACCTTCCGGTTGCGGAGCCTTGAGATGCGCCCCGTGTGCCTTGTTGTAGGACGCCCGACCCTTGGCGTTCAAACCGCCTTTCGGGTTCTTGCCTTCCTTGCGAGTCCAAGCCAACCCGCCCTTCGCCATCTTTCCACCGCCGCAATAAACCTTCACGGGGACGTCAGCGTCCTTCCTACGAATTTTTGTAGGGTTAATGGCCCCCATACCCCGTGAAGGTATCATCACTTACTTCCCGTGGAAGTGGTGACGCACATGCTCCTGATGGGGCTTGTGCGATTCAACGTGACCACCATGCTTGTGATGATGCACATGCGGAGTCATATGCTCCGGGTGGTGCTTCGGCTCATGGTGCTTCGGGTGATGACCGTGGTGTTTTTCGTGATGCTTCGACATTTGGATACTCCTTAACGAATCTTGCAAGTGGTGTGACCGCGCTCTGCGATACCGTCAGCGCGACGAGACGGATGCGAGCCAACATGACCGCCGTGAGCCATTTTCACTTCTTTGCCACGGGTGTGTCCACGCTGCGCAATGCCATCTTCCTTCCGGTTCGGCTTCGACGACGCCATATGGGCTTTACGCACCATGTGCGGACCCGACTCCGGTTCCTTCTTGATGTGACCGCCCTTGGCGTAGTGGTGATGGTGATGATGACTGACGTGACCGCCTTTCTTCATCATCGGCTGTGGCATCGGGGACCCGCCCGGAGGGCCACCGGGACCACCGCCCATGCCCTGCAACGCGCCCTGAAGGTTCGCGCTCAGTTTCGGCATCGCAGGGGCGGGGGAACCCATGACCTTCTTACCTTTCGCCATATGCTGGGTATGTTCTTTCTTTACATGCCCACCTTTCTTCATGGCAAAGCCCTTGGTCGGCATCTCGTCCTTCGGCGTCGCCGCCTTGGTGACCTTACGGCCCTTACCGAGACCCTTGCCCATACCGAAACCCTTCAGTTTGGTATCGCCTTCTTCGCCTTTCTTGCTGTGCGGTGGCTTGCGACCACCTTTGGTCTCAGCCATCGCAAAACCCTTCTTCGGGGTTTCGATATGACCGCCTTTCTTGTAGCCCATAGCCTTATGCTCCGCCTTTTCGTGTTCCATAATTTCCTTAGGCGCGTGACCACGCTTCAGGGCCTTCATTTCTTCTTTGGCAATTGACTTCGTTTCCTTAGCCTTGCCTTCTAACTCGTTTGCGTGTTTCACGTCGCCGCCTTCTTTAAATTTCCGACCCTTGTCCGCGTCGGAAAAATGCTTACCGACGGACTGAGAGATCCCTGCCTTCTTAGCAAAGGCAGGGTTGTGCGCCACCGCAGCCATAAAGTTATGCTGCTTTTTACTCACGCTCGGCATCGCGAGCCTCCCGGTATTTCCGAAAGGTCATCGTGTCAATCCAATCTTGATTGGACATAGGTCTACCCGTCATTGCCTTCACCGTATCTGACTCCCAAATACGGATCAGGTACCAAATGATGACCAGAATGGTTGAAACCGTTGGCAACAGTTTCAACCACGCTCCGCCTACCACTGCCGCAAAGGCAATGTCGAGGCCGTGTTTCAGGGTATCGTTATGGTCGCTCATGATTACGACATCGCTTCCTGACAGATGATGTTCACTGACACGGGAGCCGCTGTACTGGTTGTCGTTACTGCCACCGTCAGAATGTCAGGGATGTTGCCCTTGATATTCGTCAACACGGGGAAGAAGTAAGACAAGTCCAGCGTCTGAAGACCCGACGGCGGGGACGAGAAGGCGAATACAACTTCACCGCCGCCCATCGCCGTAGCAGACGCATCACGTTCCGCAAACGAGTATTGCGAACCAAGACCCGCTTCTGGTTGGAATACCGCACCCGCAAGGCCGACCTGCGCCGTTGGCGTACTGGCGATCAACTCGACGTAGCACGTCGCCGTAGACGAGATGACCAACGTCTGCGGAAGCAACTGACCACGGTCGATCAATCCAACCGTATAGTTACAACCCGCCGTCGGTGCATACGGCAGCGCCAAGCCCGTCACAACATCTTGGATGGTCAGCGTCGTGGACGTGTTCGACGTGATACGCGCCGTGTACTGCGCCGTAATAGTGCCCGTACCCACAGTTACCGTACCGACAACGTTGCCGTAGCCGATGTTGACCACAAATGATGTACCTGTCGGTACAGCAATAACGGGGTAAATACCGTTGATCGTTCCAGATGCTGCCGTAAGACCAGCAAACGTGACCACATCAGAGGTCGTAAGGTTATGCGCTGCGCCAGTAACTACCGTCGCCGCACCGCCAGACGCTGCCGCGACAGTCGCCGCCGTTCCTCCGGTATTCACCTGACTGATCGTGTATGTGCCCGCACCGCCGGGAGTACCGGAGACTTGAGACACAATAACGACTTTAGTACTGGCTACGAACGTACCGCCAGTAATGGTGCCTAACAGCATGCCGGGGTAGATCGTTCCGGTAACGCCCGTCACTACCAAGTTCGACGAACCGGCGGCGATACTACCCGTGAACGATGAAGACGCCTGAGTGATACTCGTAATC